TCATGGCACCACCTAGCAATGCACTACCAAACTCAAATAGTTTATTAAAAACAAAAGAAGATTTCTCTAAAAATAATTTTATCTTTTCTATGTTCTCAGGTTTAGAAAAGTATTCTGTTATCTTATAGGTAGCAAATGCAACACCTATAGTCATCGCTACTTTACCTACAGGTCCTAAAAACTTAGTTAAGAAACCACCTAGTCCTGTCTTTTTATTCTTGCCTTCTGCGTCTGACTTCTTCTTTTTCTTTAACTCTGCCTCTACTTCTTTACTCTTACCATTCTGATCAAACTTATCTAATTTCTTTCCTTCTTGTCTATTCTCTGCTGCTGCATCCTTCTTTCTTCTTTTAAGTCTACGGTCTGCTACTGCCTGTTCTAGAGTAGTCTTATCAAATGCTCTGGATATTTTAACTAGATCGCTAGTAAGATTACCAACACTGTTAATAGATTTACCAAGATTGTTGATGGAGTCTAAATGTGAGTGCACAGCAATCTTTAACGAACCCTTCACAGACTTCGTTACAGTTGGACTCACCATTTTATAGGCAGCAAGTTTTGCCATCTATTTGTTCTGCTCCCTCATGCGTTTTTCTTCTTCTTTAAGGAACGAGATTAACATGTCAACATATAGTTCTTTTTCCCATGGCATGAGATTATCTATATGATCAATGTTCCACTTGTGGTGGTGCATCAATGCAAAGTTCCCTTCATAATAAGATTGAAGACTAGTATGCAGTAGAGCTAAGCGAAAAAAGATGCTAAACCCTCAAGCACAACGTCACTTTCAACATTGGTATTTGGATTGGTAACTTTTATTGTATGAGTTAACTTCGGCATAGTGTCGAAGAACTTTTGTATCTTAGCAAACTGTGCACTGTTCATACCATCAAAGAACTCTTGGATCTCTGAACTAGGAACCTCTGCACACTCGTATACTTGATTAGTGTCTTGAATAGTTTTTATACAGGCTGCTGCCATCTTAAAAACTTCATCAACACCAACTTCATCACCACTGAAATTCATTGAGACAAACATATCAAGACTAGGATAACCCATGGTTATTGAACATTCATCAGACAAAGTAATGTCTGCTTTATGTCCTCTAGTTTTCTTAACTTTGATTTGATCTAAAGGAATTGATACTGTCACAGTTGATTCATTATCATCTGGACAAGTGACAACAACATCTACATTCTCTCCTACAGACTTAGTTCTGATCTGTAAAAATAGAAACTCAATATCAAAGGTTGCTAAACCTTCTACACTTTTTAGATCCGTACATTGTATGATAATGTTCTTGATTGCTTCAATGATCTCTGACTGATTGCCAGTCTCAGTTGCAAGCAATAATAACTTCTCTTCTTTTACAAGGAATGGTCTGAAGTTCACGGTTCTACCGTCAGACGGTAGTTTCAGTTTGTACTTAGGTACATTTAACTTAGGTAATGCCATAAATTATTTCACATCATGCTTTATTTAGGCACTATCTATACAAGGTTGATCGGTCTTCCACTATCACTGTCGTAAGTAACACCAGATACTGTGTATGTAGGTCTAACTTGACTACCTTCTTGACCTATTGAAGCATCGTATCCACCACCTACACCTGCAGGTAGAGTGATCTTGAAGTTTGACCCTGGATCAGTGACCTCATCAGCAGAATAGAATCTATATCTTTCATAATAGAATCCTATCTGCAACCTCATGATAGTATTTTGTTCGTTATTTAATTGTATTGTACCAATATTATATGGATATACGTTCTGCATCTCCCAACAACCAGTCAGTTCTCCTAGAGAAGTATTTCTAAATTGCACATCAAATTGATTTATATTCTGTGATGTTGTCTCCCATTTATATACTCTGACTTTAGGTGAACAATAACGATCATAAAAATCAACGAACTGACTTGAGTCTTGTGTGATTCTATTAACCCATGTTTCAAATATTGATCTAGTGTATTGTGATCTCGGTATAGTAAACTCAATATTCATTTCACTGAATGATTGGTTTGTTGCATATTTTACAGATGCACCAGGGGGTTGGAACTGAGCAGTAGTGACCTGTCTACTAGGTAGACTAACACTATTTGCATAGTAATCTAATAGATCAGCAGCATTTCCCCTCTCAAGACTCGTGATTCCAGTAGAACTATTTCCTCCCACACTACGAGGTAGTAGGATAGGTGGTGTTGCAAAACTAACTGAGAACTTGTTCAGTGTAGCAGGTGCATTCCTTTTGTTCTTTATCATCGTACTAAGAAACCCACCAACACCATGTGCGGGTGCAATCTTTCTAGCATTTTGAGGATTTGGGATTGCCATTATACTTTAAGTTCCTTCTCGGTGATTAACATAAACTCCCATGAGTTGTCTTTACAAAACTCAGTTGCTGCTTTCCACTTTGCTTTATTAATATGATAGGTAACAACCTCATTTATATATCTCTTTGTGTTTCTTTTCTGTGTCTTGGGTTCTAAAGTCTGTCTAAATGGTTTAACTTCAACTAAATACTTACGGTTTTCTATTTTGACATAGAAATCGGGAAAGTATCTGTGACGTTTACCATCAACAGGTGAGATATAAGGAATAATTATTTCTTCACTACCCCATTCTTGCACAGATGATGTGATGTCACACCATTTCATAAATTTATATTCCCAAGATGACCTATAAATAATATTATTAGGGTCACCTTTGTACTTACGAGAATAAGTAGGTCGATATTTTCCTTGATACCGCATAAATATAATATAGTTTCCACATAGTATTTAGGTAAAACCCTTGAGTGTTTTAAGATACCCATTAAATCCTGTCTCTCCAGACACTGCAGATGAGCAATATCCATCTGAAGCAGTGGACTATGTGATGTTTCGTAGATTTAGAATTAGATATGATGATGCAGCAGGAGGGTATAAGGGTTTAAATGTGCCAGGAAGTAAAGTAGCAAACATGCCAAACCGAAGTAGGGTTTATATTGCGATGCCAAAAGCAATACAAACATCTTATCAGGCATCATATAGTAAGGTTGATATGGGTGTTGGTGGTGTAATGGCAGCAACTTTAGCAGGTGATGTGATAGGCGGACAAGCAAGTTTTGATAGTGTAGCAAGCACAATACAAAAAACTGCTGCAGCAGCACTACCTTCTGCAGCAGGTAAAGCTATTGCAGGTGTAACTAGTTCGATAAACAACCTAGCAGGTTCTGGTGGTGCTGTTGATGCTAATGCTTTATCAGCAGTAACACAAGGTAAAGTATTCAACCCATTTTCAGAGCAAATATTTAATTCTATGGCATTTAGAAGTCATAACTTTTCCTTTAAACTATTTGCACGTTCAAAGAAAGAAGCAAGAATGATAAGAGAGATAATAACATATTTAAAAACTGGTACAGCACCTAAAATTGCATCAGCAAACTCAACACTTATTAATCTCAATAATCTACTTGGTGGTCAAGGTGATGCATCAGAGGACGACAAGGCAGAAGCAGCACAAGCACAGTCTTCTATAAGTGATGTATCAGCAATATCAAATGCTAGATATTTTGATGTTCCTGATAAATTTCAAATAAAATTTGTGAGAATGAATCCTTCTGCAGAAGGAGGAAGTGTATTAGCATCAAGTAATATGCATTTTAAAGTAGAGGACTCAGTGTGTACTAATATGGCAGTAAACTATACACCTGATGGTCAGTACACATCTTTCAAGGACATAACTTCAATCGGTGGATCAATATCAGTTCCAGTTGTTCAGATTGATATGTCTTTCACAGAGACAAAACTTCTCAGTCAAGCAGATTTAATGGCAGGTTTCTAATGTCGAGTTATTTTTCTTTTTTCCCAAATGTTTATGTAGGTGAAGGTGTTTCTGAATCAGAAGCATATAGATATCGCTTGGTAAAAAATATATTTCGTAGAGTAAAAGTTAGAGAAGATTTAGATCAATATGTAACTTCGTTTGAAGCATACTCAATCAGAGACATAGACACACCATCTTCCCTAGCGTATAAAGCATATCAAGATTCTAAATTAGACTGGGTGATATTATTAGTGAATAATATAACAGATTTCTATGAGCAGTGGCCAAAAAACAATGAAGATCTACTAAAATATACCATAGAAAACTATGCAGTTGAAGGTGCAGTCCACCACTATGAAACTAATGAAGCAAAAGACGGTGATATTATTGTAACGAAGCAGGGCATTGAAGTATTAGATACATTCAGAACTGTGATGCCTGATGGATCTACTCTTACTGCAGAACAGTCTAGGTATCCTGTAACAAACTATGAGCATGAAGTATATAAGAATGAGTTAAAGAGACAAATAGTTATACCTACACCTACATTAGTTGACTTGATGATCGATGAGTTTGAAGATCAAGTAGCATACGAACCTCATCCAGAACTAGATGATGTGAACAATAAGAAAACCCCACTGTCTATTGCAGCGAGGTTCGTTGATATTGCAGGTTTTGTTACTGCTAGTGTGTCTAGACAAGCAGCAGCAACCAGTGCGACTACATTCGATTACGGTCCTTCCTCTACTCAAAGCACAACAGGAAGTGTTGGAGTTGCCACATCAGATACTTCAACAACTGATACTACGACTACGACTACAACGACTGATACAACTAGCAACACACAAAATACTAGTTCAAGTTCTTCAAGCAGCAGTTCTAGTTCCTCTGGTTCGTCAGGATATGGTGGCGGTTATTAAGTTTTTTTCGATCCTTCTTTAATAGTTACGAACCTTTCATAAAGTTCTCCACCCTCCTTCGATAATACTTTTAAAATATATTCAAAGTCTTCATCAGTTAACCAAATAGGCATTTTATAATTCTTTGGTTTGTTAATTCTAGTCTCAGACCATGCCTGTTCTATTTCATCCATCATTTTCTCCTCCTCTTTCTTTTCTTTTTAAAGAACCTTTGATAGATAGGTCGCACCAGAAAGAGATCCAATATCTCAAACAGGAATACAAAACATAAACCTACTATAAATCCTATCAAGACTAGGTATTCAAGTATCTTCTTCATAAAAAAAACTAAGGGGGTCAAATTTTTGGCGGGATTTTTTTGCGCCAATTTGTGAAACTAAAAGTCATTTTCGGACTACAAGGATGTCACCCTCACCGTCATCCTCTTCGTCCTCTTCGTCTTCAAATCCTCTAAAGACTAACAACTCAGTTCCACTTTCAACTTCATCCATCTCTGGGTGTACTCTTCTAGTTGTCTTGATTGGTTTATCCATTGCCTCAAACGTGTACGTCATGGACTTGAACATGAATGCAAAGGTTGCTCCGAACAATGCCACAAAGAAACACAAGTATATAAAGACAGTTATATCATTCATCTTTGAAATAGTTTTTGTATTGGTACTTGTTTTATCTTATCTAGCACATCTACCTCAACTCTCTCTACAATTTTATCAAGTACATCTATATCAATCTGCATGAATGGTGGAATGATACCTAACAATCTTAACAGACCATCCACAAATAATGCAAGAGCAGTAAACCCAAGTATCATACTGATAACAGTAGCATCACGATTATGTTTACGCATTGACTCTTCATCAATCCTATGTGCTTCTGCTACTGCTATACGAACAGCATGATCTATCATCCTATCGACTTCTTCTTTGGTGTATGCTACTTTACGGATTCTCTCTTCTGACATGTATGCTCCTATGTCTGTAAGGGGGAACTCTTTTATTAACTCTACCATAGACTATCCTCCGTCTATTTGACATCCAACTAGTGCACCACTTACAACACCTAAAGGTATTGACCATCCCATTGCGTCTCTTTCAGACATTGCTGCTGCAGCACCACCACCTAAGATAGCACCTAAGAACGATCCTTCTTCACATGAATTTAGATCTGGTCCAGTAGGTTCCTCATAGCGAGGACGATCTCTTCTGTAAGGTCTTGATGCAAAGCAAGGTACTTCAACTGTATCATAATAGCGATTGATATACCCTTCCCCATAGTGACTTCTATATGGTGGAATATACTCTTCGCGAACTACTTTCTCATAACAAGTTCTAGTAGTTGTGTGACCTACTCTATAGAAATAATCCCCCGCCATAGCAGCAGGGGATATAAAAGCGAGTAAGGTTGCTAGTGCAATCTTCATTCTTCCTCGGCAAGTTTTGAAAAGTAACTGAGTGCATCTTCCTCATCCTCTACAGGAGAAGAAGCGACTGCTTTCTCTCTGAAGTTAGACACTTCAGCACCCCATGTCTTACCTTCTGATAAATCTTCAAGAGATTCATCAACAGGAGCAGGAGTTGGAGCAGCAGATAGTCCCAGTACGAGATCTAGACGTGCCTTTAACTTCTCGTAAGACTTGAAGTTCTTTTGTGCTTCAAAGTCAGCAAGAGAGTATGCCTGTTTCCAGATTGACTCTAGTTTAGCATCGTCTTTAAGAAGAGGTGCAGGTGGTGAGAACTCTGACTTGTCATAGTTCCAATAACCATCAACCTTTCTAATCTTTAACTTAAAATCAGCACCTTCCCAGAAATTGAAAGGATCTAATGCTTTCTCGTCAGCAAATGCAGGTTGCATTGCTTCGACAAGTTTGTCAAAAATCTTCTTACCATACTTATAAAGGAATACTCTTCCTTCATTCTCTGGGTGTGTAGGATCTGACACAACATAGATGTTAGAGTAGTAAGAGAGTTTTCTCTTCTGTGCTCTTGCCTGTGCACGTTGGGATGAACCTTCACCACCTGCGTTCCACAGTTCTGTATTGTACTCAGAGACAGGATCTTGTTTGCCAAGAGTTGTCAAAGAGTTTTCGATGTACCATTGTCCACCAGGTCCTTTGAATGCATGACTCCACACTTTTGCAAATGGAAGTTCTTCACCATCAGGTGCAGGTAGAAATCTGATTACAGCGTAACCATTACCAGACTTATCTAGTTCTGGTTTCCAAAGTCTCTCATCAACATTAGATGATGCAGACTGAGGTTGATTGAGTTTCTCAATCTCTTGTGTCAGTTTTGCTAAAGTGTTTCCTGTTGAGGATGCTTTCTTTAGTGATGCAAAAGACATAAGCGTATTCTCCGTATTTGTTGTATTTTATGTTTGTTACTTTATTATCGTAACACACTATTTAGTCCTTGTCAAGTTCTTTTTCTGCTGCCTGTTCTAATGTGCTGATCATTTGATCCATGCATTCATCTAGGTCTTTAAAACCAAATGCTTGAGTGAGTGCAGCAATTCTTTCTTTCATATCCAATGCTTCTGGATCTGTCTTTGATGCTAGTGACAGTCTAAAATAAAATGTCTTTTGTTTATCTATTAATTCTTTACACGATTCAATATGATTGAGTCTATCTTCCAATGGCATCGAAGAAACGTTTGCTGTTAAAGCAGATATCCTTTGATAAGTGTTAAAGATATCATTAAGATTTTCTTGGACTTGTTCAGATTGGAAAAAACTCATAGCTTTGTGTTGATTACATCTAGTACTACACCCCTATACTTCTTACAATCTACCTGTAAGAATGGTTGATACTTTGTGATCTTCATCTTTGTATCATCCCAAATAGGATCAACTAATACTTTAGTTAGATCATTTACATACCCAAGACATGTCTCAAATATTACCAATGTCTCTAATGATATGTCATTAGCATAGAAACGTTTGAGTATGTTAGGATGCTTACCTTTACTTGCCTTGAATATATCACCAAATGATTTATCGTAGGGTGCTTCGAGATCATCTAGCAATGCATTCACATCCTCTTTAAATTTATAAGTCAACGACTCTTTTTTATGTTTCCATTTGGTGTAGTTATCTACACTAAATGATTTGATGTAACCTCTAGGGTCCTCCAAGAAGTTAGCGATGAAATATTCAATGACTTCATTATCATTATACTTTATTGCTAACTTTTTAAAGAAGTAACGGTCAAGTCTTTGCTCAAATGATTTCTCATTGGCACGAACCTTACCGTTATACTTTACGAAGTCGTAGTTCTTTTTAGTGAAGTGTTGTTTAAGTGCTAGGTAAGTACGGTATACTTCAAACCCTGTCACAGTGGCAGCACTCCTTTAGAGGTTGCTTTCATGTAGTTGAGACGTTCTGCCTCATGTCTCAAGCGTTCCTTGAGGGGTTTAGATAATAGTTTTGGTACAGTTTCTATCTCTATCTCATTCTCTGCACAGTATGTTACCACTGCTTCGATGTATGATATGAGACCTCCGCTAGTTTTAACTAGTCGTTCGATTTCCTGAGAAAACTTTGTCGGTGTAAGAAACTTATCGTCACCTTCTTTCTTAGATTTTTTGGTGCTTTGTTTCTTAAAAGGATCCTTTCCTTTGGCGACTTGTTTATCTATCATTATGGAAAGAGACGAACTCAGAGATATAGGTTTTGAGTAGTTGTAAATAGTCATCAAGATTGTATTTCTCAAACACTTGTGTAGTTCCCTCTTCTGTGGCGATGATTGTGACAATTTTCTTTACCTCGATTCCAGATCGTTCTAGGAACATTGCTGCGTATGCAGTTTCTTGAACGAAATAACTTTCGATCCAATCTTCCTTTTTTTCTTTGGTTGAAGTTTTAAAATCTATCACTGCTAGTTCACCATCAAATTCAGCAATGCAATCAACTCGACCTGCAAGACCGAGGTAATGAGAGTACAAGAAAGTTTCTAAACAATGGACTCGACTTATCCTGTTTATCTGTTTCTTTGCTGCTTGGAACATACGAACTGGCATAGGATTGTTGCCTATGTAACTGTCGATGTCCAAGTTTCCTCGGATATAATCCTCTGCTATACTATGAAATGTAGTTCCTCGCTGTGTTGCACGAGCAGTGATACGATTCGCCTCTTCATCACCAATTTTGGTTCTCCATTGTTTGAAGAACTGAGCGTTCTTGAACGATGTGATTGAGGTTACACTTGGAAAGTATTTATCAGTATCAGGTACTCTATAGTAACGTATTCCATTACTATTCATAGGTTCAACATCAGGTGTTTTGATGTCTACATTTACAAAGTCAAACATTAGAATCCTAGGTTATATTTGCTTAAGAGATAGGACTTCACAAGACCAGAGCGTACGATATCATTGATATCAAACTCGATACATGAGAACTCTTTCATCTCTTCCAAGATTCTGATGAAGTCTGATATGCCAGACTTATCGTTCTCTCTCGTTAGATCAGACTGGGTGATGTCACCACAGAACATGACCTTTGAATCTTCTCCTATCCTTGTAATCATTGAATCAAGTTCATGGAAGTTTAGGTTGGAGAATTCGTCTACAAGTACGATAGCATTATCTAATGTAACACCACGAATGAAACTTGTAGACCAGAAACTAATAGTTTCTTGTGCTCGAAGGTTATCATACAGCATTTCAAATGAGTTATCATCTGGCATGCTGAACATATATCTTACCATATTTTTGTATGGTATTTGATATAGAGCAGACTTATCTTCATGGTCACCTGGAAGGAAACCAATCTCTCTAGTAGGAACTAGAGACCTTACAATGTATATTTTATCATAAGGTGTGTTCTCGTCAAGTACTTCTTTCAAAGCAAGATACAATGTAATAAAAGTCTTACCTGTACCTGCTGCACCATGTAATAACAAGTTCTTACCTTCGCCATACTGAGCGAATGCAATTTTCTGATTATCGGTCAATGGTTTGACCTCAGTCATGTATGAAGAATCAATAGGTTTCTTACGTTTCATTTGTTTCTTAGACATATTCTGATTAGGATATGTTTGTGGAGTACCAGTTTTCTTTCTTGCTCTTGCCATTATGTGAAACGAGATAAGTTCGCTGTTGGATGTGCTGCTTGGACTTTGGACATGACTTCTTTGAATCCGTCTTCCATCTTAGGTTTACCATAGGTAACACCTCCAGTTCCTGCCATCCAGTCTTTATCCCAGTCAGGATTGTCCTTTCTCCATTGATCATATTTTGCCATTGACATCATGAGTTCTTTTGTCTCACCAGTCTTTAGATTTTTAACAGGATAACTAGGCATGTGTCCACTCCATTGCTTCTGAGATAATAGGGAACTGTACCATAAAGATTGCTCTACAATCGTTTGCAATCATCATGTGTTCCTTTTGTGTACCGTGTGCTGATCTTAGATCGATGTAATGCATCCAAGATCTTATTGAACCAGTCATATAGATTCTGGTAGGTGTTGCTAAAGGTAGAACCATTCTAGCACATTCTTTCGCAATATTCAACCCCAATAGTTTTTTATATAATTTCATTCCATCATCAAAATGCTTTTTGATATCAACTTCCATTTCTTGTTTGATGAAAGGATCGATATCATCTATGCTGTTCTGTCTATTCTTATCGTCCTGCCTACGCAGATCCACCATAGGTATCTCATCACCGAGCATACTACTATCTGCATATCTTTGACTAAACTCTTGGAAAGTAAAACTTCTGTGTCTTAATATTTGTGCTGCGATTGCACGAGTAGTTTCAATCTGCAAGGTCATACTTGCTTGCTCAAAGATTGACCAGTGCTGATGCTTGATACAATACTTAAGTAACCCTGCAACTTTAGGGTTGTCTTGATTATTAGGATTGCTGACACGAGCAATATATCCGATGGTCTTTTCGGCATCGGGTGTGACAGAAATTAAACTTACGTTCATCTACGATTTGGTTTTGGTTTAGCAGGTTTCTTTGGTTTGTCAGCAGGATTAATCCACATGTTAGGTGCGACTCTACCTTGTGCTTGAGTAAACTTTATAAAGTCTTTTTTATACAGATCATAATAGTAATCAAAAAGATCTACACATTTTGAAGCAAGGGATATATCATATCGTTCTTTACCATCTACCTTATACTCTATGAGATAGGCAGTGTATGGTAGTGACCTGTCCTGTGCATCTTTTGGATCACAGTTTTCTTTAATGACTTTCATTTACTTCTGTTAATACCCCACTTGATTTGTGGGAATGCTTCTCCTATTACTGCTTTAGTAATCCTCTTGTACTTTGTAGCAAGAGTCTTATCTTTTACCAAACAAACAAGTTCTGCTTCTTCACCAGATAGTCCTTCTAATAGTTGAACGAACAGTGATTCTCTTTTTAGACTAGGGAGTTTGTCTGCACCACCTTTTATAAAGCGATAAAGACCTTTATACTCTTGCTCTAAACGAGTATGATCTGTCCCTACAGGGGCATCATTAGGTGTGTAAGGTACTTCACCCTCTGGTACTGCAGAGATAACATTCTCATCAAAGTTCCATATTAATATAGAACGTAGTGCTTGACTGTTATGTTTGTGAAGGAGAGCAATTTTCTCCTTCTTTGTTTTTGCGTTAGATACCTTTCTTAGTATCTCACTTAGCAGCAACCTAGGGTTGCTGTTATCCATGTTTCTTGTTGCCATAATTTTGATAATGAAATCAGTCTACTTCGTCGTCATCCTCATCAGTTATATCGGGAGGTGGATCCCATGGTGATGTAGGTCTGACGTACATAAGTTCATCGTGAATAATGTTACCATCTTCATCTAGCATTTCTGGATGAGTAACAGACTTTGCGTAAGCAGCATTTTCAATGTAGTCTTCTACATATCCTTTTGCCAACCATGCTGTCGTGATACCTATGATGAATGCTCCGATAGTAACTAGAACTACTAGTGCTATTAGCATTTGGTTCCCCCTTGGTTAAATGTTTACTTGGAAACCAACCTCCTATGTGTGAACTAATATTATTTAGTCCTTTTTCTACGTCCTGGTCTTTTGAATAATTCGTATTTCCATGCATCTTCTAGGATACCATAGACATACTCCTTGATCTTTCTTGCTCTAGGTTTTCCTAGATGACCATACGCTTCTCGGAGGTATTCATTTTTCTTGCCACCTTTTAGATAACCTTCAAGGTCATCAACTAGAGTACCTAGTGAGATGGCAGTGCTTGATTCAATGAACTCTGTGATCTGTTTCCTTTTGATCTTGTTTTGAAGCAGGTAATCATATGCTTTAAAGTAAAACTTATTTTCTTCAAAGGCAGTATCAACTGCTCGGTCAACTAGATCATAGAATTCTTCCATTAGATAAGGTTTTGCTCTTTTAGATATCGGACAGTATCAGTACAACCCCCAAGGTTAGTTGAGTTCAACGTAACCTGAGGGAATGTAGAACCCTGTCCAAATTGATTATAGAATGCTTCTCTCTGAAAGTCAACCCCCAGTTTATATTCAACATAATTATATCCCTTTCCTTCTAGTACCTGCTTGACTGATGTACAGTATGGACATCCATCTCTTGTGTAAACTGCGAAATTCATAGTGCGTTAGAATAAAAAAGGGGACTTGCGTCCCCTAGGTTTACCTTATATATTAAGGTTTAGAAAGTGAACTTAACACCTGCTTTAGCACCCCAGTCAACGTCATCAACGTTAGTTACTGCAGATAGTTCTCCGTAGAACTTATCATAAGAACCACCAACATAACCGATGAACTCAACGTCACCGAACTCGTCAGTTGACTCTGTGTGAGTTACTACAGGACCACCAGATACATAGTATCCAATACCACCTTCAGCACCTGCTGTTCCTTCGTATCCTACTACAGTCTCGATTGAACCTGATGTATATGCTCCGTCTGGATATGAACCACTTGCTTCAATATTAACATATGGACCTGCAAACGCAGCACCAGAGAATAGAAGAGGAGTTGCAGCAAGTGCTGCGATTGTTGTTTTGATCATTTTTGTTTTTGTGTCTCGCATAGGGCATAAAAAAATCCCTTGCGGATGGTAGATCCCCGACATGGGATCCATTTACATACGCAAAGGGTTACGATCTTTCGAGTCCTTTGTATGATACTATTTAGTATAGCATTATACTGCCTCTTTGTCAAGTGTTTTCTTTTCAGCATTCTTTATCATCTTCACATAAGCAATGTCTGCCTTGGTGTAGAGTGCTTTATTCTTCTTGCGTGCTTTGATTATTTTCTTGCACTGTCTTAGTGTGTCGTTTACTGTCATGTCTTAGTTGTTCTAATTTTTGTCTGGATTCTATTAGCATCTGTGCAGTTTCCATTCTACCTTCATAGTATTCATCAACATTTAATTCTACATTTATAATGTCTTCTGGGTTTACTATTGGAGTAAACTCTGCATCAGCATCACCTAGTATCTCTTTGAGTTCTTTAGGTAAGTTTTCATTTTTAATCTTTGGTAGTTCCATTATGTCGATGTTACTGCGTACCCTGTTCCTAGTCTAGTATGCCATATTAGATTGCTTGATGTCGTAGTATTTGATACAAGGTCTAATGATGTTGATACTATTGTACCACCTAGTTTCAATGTATATGCTACTCCACCTGGATTGTTTGCCCATGTGTCCACTGTACCTGATGCAGGTGCATTATTAGTTACGCTGATGCCTAACGTGTGAGGACCTGTGCTTACTGTATTGATATTTATACTAGATGTAGTTGTGCTAGACACTGAACCAATACTTGCTCCATCCCATGTGAATGATGCTGTACTATCTGCAGCAACTTCTAACACATAGTTACCTGCTGTTTCTACATTGATAGAAATTGATGTTGTTTGTGCTGACCCTGATGTAGGATTAGTATTAGATGGGAATGCAGCATAACTGTTCATGAACGTAGGCCATGATTGATGTGGTCC